CGAACACTGGCCTCATCCTACAGAAGTCCAGCTGCTCCAATTCATCACACTCCTTATCAACGCGTATGACGAAACCGCACTCTCTCCCTACAGTTGTGATGTGTTCACGGAACGACACAGCGTCTTTTCGTTCCATGATGATATTGGTGTCATCACCTGCCGACAACAGCTCTCGGCGTTTGCCGCGACTAGCTATGTCGACCATCATACACATCATCGCAACTCCGTACAAACTAGTGTTCATCACCCCGGAGTCCAGTTGTCCCTCTATGTCCACCTTGAGTGAGGCTTCCGGCGTGGAAGCTCTGATCCGAGATATGAGTTGGCGGTCCAATATAGACCGCAACTCAGCCTCCTCACTTACACTCAGCCTCAAGACCGAGACAACCAGATCCCTGAGTTTCCGCAGTGCCGTTTGACTGACATGCTGGTCGAAACGACTACAGTCTAGTACAAAAGCCACCGGGTCCTCAAAGCGATCCCACTTCTCCTTTGCCAGAGCACCAATCTCAAAGGCATTCAAACCTTTCGTCACTGTTCTACCGACACCCCTTTCCCCAAAATACCTATCTAATGCCGTGTAAATGGCTTTTTCCGCCGGGTACACATAGAGCCCCAGTCGGGCATTGGCTCTAGTGCTAACCGGTCTGATGATACGAGGGACCTTCCCAGGATCCATCTTCTCGTCCTTGACAAATGCCCGTACAAGAAAATCTTCACTCCCGAGAGGTGTTGTACGGAGACTCTCAAATGCGTCCTCGTACGCCCGCAGCTTTGGGCCCTTATATCGGGCTAAAAACTCGAAAGGCGTCAGTGGTCGCACGCGCTCCGCCACTCTTATGATCCGCTTGATAAACCCACCCGCGTGTCGCCTTAAAGCGTCCTTATCAGGCAAAATTGGCCGTCTATAAACGCCGTCAGGACTTTTTGCGAACAGCATGCGTCCCATTATTCCCGCAAACATCTCATCTCGATTGTTACCATACACAACCTTTTTCTTCCCACCACCGATCTCGGAGAAACGCCTCAAGCGCCTCTCCCTCCGGGTACCGTTGCGAGGACGTACAACAACACTCACATGCTTCAAATCTAATTCGCTCCCTTGAAACCTGTGAGATACGTCCTCACCACGGCACCCCTAGCAGCCCGGCTCCGTGAACAGTGCTGAGGCCCCTAGCCGCTCAGCACCGTCCACGGTCACCCGCGAGGCGAGATCATCTATCTCAAACCTCGTGGGCATCAAAACCATCTCTGTAGCTTTCCCGACCCACATAACTATCTGTGCCGGGTGTAGTTTCATTTCCTCTTTAGCGTAGCGTCTCAACGTTCTACCAACGACCTCCCGCTGCGCCTGTAACACTTTGCCTTTCAACACTCGCGTGTAAGGAAACTCCGTCTTACCGTAGTCCACGAGACGATGGAGTGCCTTTCGTCTGACCCTCCGCCGGTTGCCACGCGCTCTTTTCTTATCAGCGGCACTCATAGCTGCTTCATCTTGACAGGGCGCGTTATCCACTACTGTGTCTTCCGTCGTATTTAGACTGTTCTCGACAGTCCCGGATACCACCTCCCCACATGTGGCACCCGCTTCACCCGGTTTCGAAACTTTTGGGTGGTTGTCTTCCAACTCCTCTACATCCTCTTCGCCGCCTGCCTCTAGGAGATGTTCTTCGTACAACTCCATGTCGACAGCAAATTCAGCCTCAGTCGATTGCATGGTCTGGAATTCGGGCTGGCAGAGGCACCCTAGTGTGATTTTGTTGAAGAAATCAGAGACCTTCGTCAACCAGTTGTTCC